GGCGAGCTGTATTGTCATCGAGATCTTCATCACCTGCCAAAGGACGGCTAACAACCCAGTAAGAACGAGCTGCTTGCAGTGTATATCCGGAAGGACATGTACCACATACAGCCTGAAGAATAGACTGGGTAGGTGTGAAGTTAGCGGGAGCTCCTGTGAGCTTGACTAGTTCATATGTTGAATATGATCCATTACGACCTATCCTTTTAATTGTGTTGCTAGGATAAGCTGCTTCTACAGCTGCCTGAGCTGCGTAGTCACCATTATCACATATAGTGAGGGTGTACACAGTGTATGTAGCAGAAGGAGAGGTGTATCCGTCAATAACTGCCTCAGCCTTAACAAAATACTGTAGCTCGACATCGTTATTGATAAGGTCTGCCAATTTCCTGGCGTATTTTTCCGGATCTACCCTGTTATCGCAACCGTCAGAGCAATCTGAGTTATCACAACATTCTGTGGGTACAGAGATATAACGATAAAGAGGACGGGTGAAAGTGCGATATACATCTTCACCAGATACGGTTACTTTAAATGTTTTACGCTTACCGCACTCAAAGGTGAGGCCATCACAATCATTTACTCCATCCCAACCTATCTGAACGATATCCTGAGTAAGGAGATTTGGACGAGATATTTCAAAACCCAGAACATCCTTACCAAGGAATTCCATGGTTTTTATAGATTGTTTGAAACCACCCAAATAGCTAGTAAGGGAGTCAGTAGAATGCCATGATCCACCGGCGATTATAACTTCCGGGTTACTCGTGGCGCTTGCACCAGCGGCAAGAACTTCGCCGGTCTCAGCGTTTACCAAAGCAAGTTGCCCTGCTTTCAGGTTTTCAGTGCCACCGGACTGTAGTACGTTACCAGTACCAATAAAAACGGGGTACGGCAATTCCTGATAAAAACTCATTTGTTAAAGTTTAATTGTTATGTGTTAATTTTAGCTCTTTGTGCTGAAATAGAAAATGTATTTGGGCTTTCTATATCTCCAGCAAGAATTGATACGGTATCATCTATTATTAATTCTACTATATCATCTTTAAACTCTGGATCTGTTTGTCTAGGTTTCTTTCCATCTACTCTTGGGGCATCTTGGAAGTCTAGCTCTCTGGGATATCGATAATAGGTAAGTTCTACGCTATTTACTTTAAAATCTCCATTAGTGTATACTCGTGCCCTATTTCCTATGAGAGTATGAAAAGTCTGCTCAAAATCAAACGAAGGTTGCATCGCCCAGTCATTTAGGTAGTCATCTACGTTTGCTTCCTCCCTTAGATTAGATTTAATTCGTCGTTCCAGACACTCACCTTTTTGAATATATGGCACCAGACGTTTGAAATAAAGATAATCTATCGGAAGTTTTTCTGATTCAAAGTAAGTCTTAGTATTCTTACCGCTCAGAGTTGTATATTTTAGAAGGATTTGAAGATCATCAACTTTATTCTTAGTTTCTTCATCTCCTTCCTGAAGATCATTTTTTCCTATAATCTGCTTACGCACCCATTCAAGCTGAGCTTTATTGTATGCTTCGCGGACTTGCCAGAGTTGTAATGAGTCATAATCACTTGAAGCCAACTTGTTCAGTCTTTCTTGAACTTTTATAAATATTAAGCTGGCGTTCATGTTATTCAGACCATTTTTTGATAATCCTGGATTTTAGATTTTCTAATTCATGCTCATAAGAAGGTGTAAGTAAATGCTTGACGGCAGCTTCTACAGTATTACCATATATACCACCTGTCTCATTATTTTTAAGTTCACCTGCCTGATTCTGATAAAGCATACCAAAGTATATTCCATCCTTTACCATATCAGTTACTATGAGAATATCTTTTGTAAGTTTTAACGCATCCATAAACTGAGAGGCGTTATCTGAGACTCGTTTAGATTTAAGATTCTCACCTTTGAGAAATTTATCTAAATCTTCATACATTAGAGATTTTGGCGTCCTCTTAGTATACGCTCGTTCTACTGGCATTAAATATTTAGCTACGTAGAACATATCATCGAAAGACTTAGATCTATCCAATCGTTGAAGTTCGTATATTGCGTCGTTAAAGATTTTACGAGGAGATACCCTATTCTCTACAAATTCTACAGGCTCTATCAAATAGAATTTTTTATCCTGACTTTGAGCTTCTTCTAATGAAGGAGCTACTGTCTCAAATCCACCTGCTTTAATACAATGGAATAGAATTTCTTTTCGGAAATCTGTAAGATCAAGATTGGTAGTCTTACGATCTAGCTGAAGTTTAACTTTACTCCAAAACTTAGAATTAGTAGCATCCAGTTGACCTGGTCCCACTAATTTCTCGAGACGTTTAACATTTTCTTCTATCTGAGCGATCTTAATCTCTTTTTCCTGATCTGTGAGAGTAGTATCATACCTTACTACTTCTGGGTCAAGGCCTGTCTTATAACGTTTTACTCCAAATATTTCTATACTGGTAAGATCTTCCGTTATATGAAGTTTGTCTGACATTCCTATCCCTACTTGTAAGGGTTTAGAACGATCTAGTTCTTCCTCAACCGGCAAGTATTCTATACTCACCGCTTTGAGTTCTTTTTCTAATACTGCTGGCATTATATTGGTTGGTTTTAATTGAGGTCAGTGGGGGCATCGGGCCCTCCTGGTTACGCTCATGCGCTGACCTGGGTAATGCTCTATAGAGCCTTACTTCTTTGTTCCACCACAGGGGCATTTGCCCCTGGTAGAACCTCCGTTATTGTTATTCATTATATACTAGTTGTTCCTGTGATCGGATTTTTCATAACTATCTTCAGAACCCTGGAAGGATCTTTAACCCAGATGGCCGGGAACCTCTGCCAGAATTTAGCCTTATATCCTGAGAAGTCACCGTTAGAAGCCCATCCACCACGAGCAACCTGAGGAGTTGCAGGGTGGTACCAAGTACCATTTTCGAATTTCCAGTGCAGATCAGTATCCTTAGACCATTTCAGAAGTTTGATGTTATCTGAACCGCCGTTCTCATCGATATCAAATATGATAAACGAATAAGACGAAAGATTAAATCCATCAATTTCAGGATTTTCAAGGCTGTTTGTAACAACGTTATCCAAAGCTGGATTGTATACGAAGCGCAAAGTTGCGATAAACGGTATAACAACCTCAGTGTAGAACATTCCAAAGGACAAGTTAAGACGATTACCACGAAGGATATCACCTTCAAAGCCATTGTAAATGAGGCTATGTGCATTAGCTTCCTGACGGATCATTTCATTTGCAAGACCCATGCCTGCAAGACCTGTCTGCACATACAGAACACGCTGAGGATCAGGACCTTTATAGTCTTCCTTACCATGGTAGAAATTCTGGATAACATTTTTGAACATTGATAGTCCAAATGTATCCTTAGTGTATATGTGTTTGTAACCACCCGAATCAATCTGATGCCACAAACCTACTGGCAATACAACTTCATCAGCACCATCCAACTGCACACGTCCACCAGCACCCCACATGAGGTAATTTTCGATATCGCGTGCAATCTTGGATATACATTTTACGTCCATTACAGATGCCCATGATACACGTACCTGACCAGCCCTATAACGTTGAGCAAGATCAGCAGCGCTCATCTGCGATTTCTGCATGAATTTTTCCAGTGAGGGAATACCCAGATCATCTTTGAGATTGTCAATCTGAACAAACTCGATGATTTTCTTATCCACACCCATAATGGCTGCTTCCTTAGAAACATAGTAACTGTCCTGAGCTTCTGCAAGACCTACGTAGTTAACGTATTCGCGCATTGCAGCTCCACTCCACTTGCTGTGATCCCAAGCTTGGCCAAATTCCGGAGCGCGGACTGAACCGATTTTCTGGAGCTTGACGCCATTCTGTAGGAACTTTTTATCCAGATATTTGTCGTTTCCGGAATTAATAAGCTTAACAGTGTATTCGAAGTGCTCACCAACCCTCTTGATGGGGTCATGAGTAACAACGATTTCCACGCGGGAATATTTGTCAAACTTAAGAATGGAACCGTGTCCAAACTTTTCTTCCGATACTAGGATTTTGAACTTTTTGCCATCAATACCGGGCTTAGCCTCGGTTGTGATGTCTTTTACTATCTCGACCAGATCATCTGTGGCAACAGGAGTCCTGAAAGAATAGATTTGACTATCGCTCAGGATGGTACCTTTACCACCAAAGTTGGCCATTTTGTAAAGAGGCATCTCACGCTTTTGCATGTATGCCCACATGTCTATGGTACCGAGGTCTGTGGGTTCCTGAGGAGTCATCGCCATAAGGTGGGCTTTGTCCACGTGCTGACCTAGGTCAAATTGTGTGTCGCGGTAAAATATACCATTAACTAATGAGGGTGTTGCCATAATTTATCTGTAGAGTTTTAAGTCTAGTCTCTTTAACCAAAAGGATTTCGAAATCCTCTTTTAATCACCGGCTTACTTGAAGTTTCTGTTGCTATTGTAGTAGAGCCGCTGGGCTTTGTATTGGTTATTTTTAATTTCTTTGCTGTTTCTGCAGAAACCTGTGTTTTAAGTTCATCTATTAGTTTTTGCTTAAACCCTTCAGGATCTATGGCATGATAAACTAATGAGAGATAATGGTTATAGTCGGCTGTTTTGCCTACCTGCAGATCTTCTAATTTCTTGTAAAACGCGTTTGTTGGAGTTCCATTGAAACTACGATAGTTTATGTCTGCAACTGCGTTCCATATCTTACCTTTCTCCTGTCTTGTGAGCTTAATATCTCCAAGAGATTCAGCTTGCAAGGTTTCCTGAATAGTATTAAGATATGTTTTTCTGGTTTCTTCAATCAAACGTTCTTGTTCATTCTGCTCTTCGAGCTTCATCTGAACCATCTGAGTTTTAGCCTGATTGAGTTTGGGAAGAAACTTTTTAGCCTGGTCTTTGAGTTTGTCCAGATCTTTTTGAGTTTCGATGTGCTCTTTGATATCTTCGTCTTCCCAGTCGTTGAGTTTTAGATACTCACGTATAATGGATTCTTGTCCTTTTTCTGTTTCAACATCAAATTCAGCTACTTTCTCTACTTCTGCTATTGCTGAGAGCAATGGACGGATATCCTGACCGCCTTTATCTGCATAATGAAGTATTGCCTGAATTTGAGGAGAATAGGAGGCCATGATTTCCTCTTTGGCTTCCTGTAGAGATACGTCCTTAGCTTGTTTTATGTTAAGTTTGAGAAGTTCTTTAGCCTCTTCAAGGGTCTTAACTTCTTCATCACCATCAAATGGTAAGAGGTCGCCAGACGTAACTAATTCATTTACAAAGCTTAATACATCTGAAGGTTTACGACCAGGTTTGGATTTGGTCTTATCTTCTTCTGTTTTTGTAGTGTCATCAATAGTTTCTTCACCTTCCGTAGACTTTGGAGTTTCTCCAAGGTTCTTTAATTCTTCCCAGTTTGTAAAAGAAGTACTGATGTTCTCATCTACTATGGGTTCTTCTTTAGTGTCTTTTGTCCCTTCTTTATCTGGTTCGGGAGTGAGGATACTATCGACATTTCCGGCCAAGATCTTAGAAAGTTCATCTTGGCTCACTGGAGTTACTTGTGTCTGAGCCATTTGTGATTGTTTGGTTTACTAAATAGATACAAAAATATTTTCATTTTACCAAATTTAATATTAAAAATTAATTGAGTTTTAAAGGCGTTTTTGTAGTTTTTTGTAATATAAAGCTAATATTCAGACGCTCTTTTTTAAGATTTTCTCTTTTGCTTCATTACTTCTTAGCTGTTGATTTACTACGACCTTTGGCGTTTTCCTTTGCTATAGCTAAGTCGTTTTTCATATTGTCTCTTTCTACCTGCATCCATTCTCTTTCGATCTGAAGCTCCTTATCTGCAAGAGCAGTTTGATTAACCATTTCCTGTTGTTTAAGCATACGATCCTGGAGCTGTTTTTCTCTATCCATATCCATAGCCTGAGCATCTAATTCGGATGTATCAGCAGGTTTGGAACCTTCTTTCATTGCAGCAATGGCAAGATCTTTTTGAATTTCACGTTCTTTCCAATAGTTCTCATTATTAAGTTCAAGTTGTCTTTGACTTTCGAGAAACTGTTGTTGTTCACGTTGTAGCTGAAGAGCGTGTTGGCGCTCTTGCTCAAGTTCTTTTTGACGATTATCATCAAATTCTTTGAGTTTAGCTATAATAGCACTGGGAGATTCTCCTGTAATTATTTTACTTAGCTCGTATAGAGATCCACCTGCTGTATTATTTTGTATGGCAAGATTTTTAAGCTGATCCATAATCGCCTTAGTATCAGCTTTTCTTTGACTATATATTTCATAATCAGTAAGAAGCAGCTTCCATCCTTCTATCCTGAACCATTCAGATTCTTCCTGTCTGTTAAGATATGAAATTCTAGATTCAGGTTTTTCAGCATTTATATACTGAGCAGCTTCAAGGAGCATTTGATATACTCTTGGCATGAGGAAGTTAAGATGTTGCTCAAAGTACATCTCGGTTTGAGAATAAGAGTTATTAACCGCTTGTTGTACTCCTGTTGCTGATTCTGAAGCAGCTACTTCACCTACTCGTTGTGGTGTTACACCTATAACTGCAAAAGCCTGAGTTTTAAAATATTCAGCGAGTTGTAATCTAGCGAGAATTTGATCTGTTTTAGATAGGTCTATTTCTTGAAAATGACTAAAGGATGTACCAGGGTTTTCAGTGTTTTGCATTGAACTATCAACAGGAGCAATTTGAAAATCCTTCATTACCTGATAAAACCGTGGGAAGTTGTATTTGCCCCATTCTCCATTCATTGAATTACGAGGTATCATGTTCTGATCGATAAGAACAATCTTACCTACCTCATCGGCAAGAAAGTCCATAACCTGATTATTTACTATAGTGTAACCAAGTTGGAACGGTTTCATTCTATCTACCATTCCTTGGCTGGTAGAATTGCGTTCTGAGAATATTCTGCCCTCCACTGGAAGTTTTCCACCGTATAGAGAGTCCTGACCTTTAAATTGGAATTTTAAAGGTTTGATATCCAAATATATAGGATCGAATCCAAATCCTTTGGATTGATAATAAGTTGTATTATTGGCTCCTATTTTTATTCCTCCCCATACCTGATTGATCCATATCCAATCAATATGCTCTCCATAAGCCAAATTTTCTTTAGATTTATTTCTGACTATTGAAGTATCATATACAGGAGGACATGTTACTTCATAATATTCATCAACTATTTCTTGTATTATATCCCCTTCTTCTGTTATGCGGGTAAGGTGACCAACTTTTCTCTGACTTTTCCAATATGCCCTTGTTACTCTAATCATAGAGTCATCCAAAGGACTGTTGGTAGTCATATTCTTTAGAGTATTCCAATTTAGTCCAGTCAGATCATCATACATTTGTCTAACCCCCATATATTGTTCATAATGTATTGAATTAGGCTGCTGTTTGTCATAAGGTTGGGAAGCATCCCAATATTCTGTCGAATCCCATTTCCTGGAGTCGTCTACAGCATTTCCGTGTCTAACAGCAAGACTTTGAGCCTTTTTAAGAGAATCAATTTGCTCAGAGCTCATTTTCTTTCCATACATATCAATAACGTCTGGAATAGACATAAGACTTATATGACCCACGTAATTACCCTCACTTATGTAGTTTACGTTGGGGCTTTTGTGATAAAATACGTTGAGGGGATTCCATAGTTCTAGATTAATATCATCCTCTAACAAATCTATAAACCAGAACTCTCTGTCTGCGATTAGAGAGTCTTTGAATCCTTCTATTTCAAGCTCATACATTTTGAATCTGTCTTCAAAACAATTTACCTGATGTTGACCCCATTGTTCTGGTATACCTCGGTATGTTTTAAACTTAACCTGGGCTTGTGCTAGCTCAGCAGCAAGATTCATCTGCTCTTGTCCTTGCTGACTCTGCACTTCTATACCCATCTGAGATAAAACCTCGGCTTGCTTAGCCTGAGCATTTCTTACAAGAATGTCTGTTATAAGACTTTTCTTGTATTCCATAGCTTCTGTTTCAGCATACTCGTCTGTAGCTTTTACTATAATACGTTTATCTCGTTTAGCAAACTCTCCTGTTAATACTTGTATTATGTTAGGAATAATAGGATAGAATTTGAGACTAAAGGGATTTCCTGTTTCCTCTGTTATCATTCCTATCATAGATGAGAACTCATTCTCATCAGTTTGCATATAGTCTGATTTATTAAGAACACCGTTGGCTAGATCATAGTTTTTTCTGAGGCGAGGATTCTCGGCATTTAGCTGCCTCATACCTATGTATTCTAACCAGTCCATATTCCACATTCTCCATTCATCATCTTTTTCCTCTGTATCTATCATTTGATAGGGAGCTGTATTCCACATGAACCTCCTATCCGTATCAGTGGTATAACCATTAAGAAGTTGTCTTGCTGTAAGAACAACTGAATTAGTTGTTTTCTTCCTTGCCATTAATTGTAATTTTTAAAGAATGATCGTTTTGTAGAAGACTTTGCCTCCATAGGATAAGATCCCATGTTCTTAAAGAAACTTCTTGCCATTTCTAATTTGGGCTCGTTTTTTGGTTTATCCGACTGATTTGTATTATCTATTTTAATTGCACCTATGTTATACTTGGCATATGTTTTCATAAGAGCCAAGCATGCACCAAAAGATACTAAACGGTCAACGTTTAGTTTATCATGGTATAATCTCATTTCTTCCAGTAATATATAATCTTTGATTCTTTCTACTCCGTATGTTGTTTTAAGAATATCATCAGAGCCTGCTTTCCTTAAAACATCTAACTCTTCTGTTAAATACTCTAACATCATATCAAGAAAGTAAGCCCATATTGTTTGGTTCATTTTAAACCCGTACGGGCAGAATACATTTGCATTAGTTTTTAACTCGCTTACAAATTTCATTTGGTCTCTTGTAGCTAAATGCCTTTGAAGACCTTTAGATTGCATGTGATTGATAAAGCTCATTACATTATTTTCTACTGCTGCTAGTGCATTATAATAGACTAGGAGCATTTCTGCAATCTCGTTTGTTCGAGTTATATCATCGTATCTCCCTGTATAGGAACATACTATATTATATCCACTCACTTTTATCTTTTCCTCACCACTTTCCAAATACTTTTCCTCTACTAGGTTTTTCATTATGTACAATGAAAACAAAGATGGAGAGCTGGTGGTCTTACCTATAGCAATAGGGTCAACTCCTGCAAAATAAGTGAACATTTTCGGATTCTTAATAGGGGGCTCCCACATCATTATTGCACCCTCTTTAGGAGTTTTCTCTTTCATTGGAAACTCACTAATAGCTGTACAATCATCACATATTTTATGAAAGATCTCCCCTTTTTCATCTCTGTCGAGAGTGACTAGGAGAGGTTGGATATTATCTATTTTAATCCTGTCCTGTTGTTTGAGAATCTTGGCTTGTGGGAAGATTGACTCTTTTCTCCAGGCAAAAGCTTCTTCTAAAGAAAACGGATGCTGAGAAACATACATTCTATAATCCTCAGGAGTGCTTGTTGCCTTAATCCTAGCTCGTTCTTGTATAATCCATTCTTTGGCTTCCTGCACCAAGGAATTTCCATTCTCATCTATATAAGGAGGCATACTCCAATATTCTGGTACGAAAAAGCATATCTCTCTATATTCCGAGGCTTCATCGAATATATTTTCAACAGGAAGTACGTTAAACCCATTAGGATTTCTTGCCATATCTTTAAGATCCTCGCATTGATCAAGCTCACCCACCGATCCACCAGCCATGAATATACCTGTGGTAAGGGCACCTAATTTTAGAGCCGGATCTATGTAAGAGTATGTCTTCTTCATGGTCTTGGTGATACCAGCCTCTTCGTAATAGAACTTATTGTTTTTACCGCCAACCCCTTTAGTAGGACTTATTTTGAAATTTACACCTTTAATAACTGACTTATTACCTATAAATCTTTTACGGTTGCTTTCTTTTATCTCCCATTTCTGTTGCCAGTTAAGAGTCTTATCAGGATTAAAAGGTCTATACCATCCTGTATGTGCATTTAGGAAGTTTCTATACTCTTCCATGATTGCCCAGTCTGCAAGGAGATACTCTTCATCTGAGGCGCCAATCTTATTAATATAACCTTCCTGGAACCATACGTCATTAAGAAGTATGGCAATATGTTGGAATGTACTTCCCCATTGACGTTTTTTAACTACTACAGAATATTTATAATCTAGCTCACATAGGGCTATGTATAGAAAGAAATAATATTGACTGTCCCATATCTCGGGGAATTTGAGTCTGTTGACAGTCTTATCGTTGATGGGAAGGAAATTTATCCAGAAATAATAATAACCCGTTAAATAAAAGTCATCAACGATAACTCCATCTAACGAGTTCTTCTTTTGCGTGTTCCAATATTCTATATAATCTCTGGATCTGAAAGGAGCTTGACAGTAATAACCGTGATCTTCGAATCTTTTTGCCTCCTGTCTGAATGCCCAAATGTTGTTTAATTTGAACTCACCGGGAGGTATAAATTTACTGCGTACAAAGTTACGGAAATCAGTTCTATTATTGAATTCCGTCAGTGTCCACTTGTTTGTTTTGGTATCAAATGTATTTACACTCTTGTACATAATTAAATTTGATCATATGCGATTTGCTGATTGCCGCGAGAAGTTGTGCTTTGCTCTTCTTTGAAATCTCGAAGCGTCTCATTATATGATCTACGAATATCGTTGAACTCCTTAGATAACTTTATAATATCTTTTATATTACCATCTCTACCATCTGTAACGGGAGTGGTACTCATGTAATAAGCTACGTTTTCTAAGGCAATTTTGATTGCTCTATAGGCATTTGAGGTGGGTGTTTCGTATAACTTATGACATAGTCGTAAAGCTTTATCTACAGCTTCCTCATCACTGGAGAAGTTTCCTCCTACTTGCTCTAATATTAAGTCTTCCTTTTCAGATTCTGGTGTATTAGAGAAAGGATTGAGATCCTCATTCATACATGTCATATAAAAAAGATAAGCATATATGGACAAGTAATCTTCGGGATACTCGTCCATTATACGCTTCAACGCTGCTATCGTATAGCAATGTTCAGTTGGTTTTATCCTAGAATTTTCGACTTCAAAAAGTTTTATAGGCATATTACGGACATCATTTGTGTGATTTATGATATTCCAAAACTATCTTTACTTCTTTCTGAAGATTAGGAACATCATATCTCATGCTTTCGCTAATTATAAATATATCGTTCTCGTCTATCTCTCCTGTTACATGTTGAATAGAGAGTTTTCCTATTTCAAGATTACGATTATGTTGCTTTATCATAAAAGCATACAAATTGAGTTGTAGAGCATAGTGATTGAAGTTACAATCATCCAAATTCTGTAATGGGAAGAGCATCTTCTCTGTAGTGCCATCCCATTTCTCATACCCTTGTGTTCTTATTTCTTTTGAAGTTTTATAGTCTACGATATTTATTTTGTTATTTTTGGTTATTTCTACATAATCTGCTTGTCCGGCTAGCTTATATTTATCAGACCATACACACAATTCCGGATATATACCAGGCTCCAAAGTTAACTTAGAACTAACTTTATCGCTTCCTTCATACGTGCAAGGTACTATCGGATATTCTGTATTATCCAGTACCATAAATCCTAAATTAAGCAAGAAATCTTCTTGCAGTTTATGATACTTAGTACCTTTGTTTATAGCATCCTGACCAGCTTTTTCCCAATCAGCAAGAACATCTTCTACGCTAAGTTTCCTCTTTTTAGCATACTTCTTAGCCACCTTCATCTTGTCAAAAGGTTTTACAAATTTTTTAACAAATGAGGTTACACTTAAATATTGCTCGCCTTCATCGTTTGTATATATGTGTTTTTCTTCGTTAAACCTCATTAATCTGGGATTTTATCATATCTGCATCTTGCTCAGTAGTATAGGCAGTCCACAAAGGGGTCATATTTAAAACCTCAAGTCCACAGTTAGATGATAAAGATCGTGTTTTCCAATCAAGTCTACATCCGCAAGCTGCGCAGGATTCTGATCCTTTTGATACAGCTTTTTCACTTTTACCTTCAGGATCATGATAACCACAGACATTAGATCTGCAAATATCAAGTCTTTCCTGAGCTATCATCTCTATATGCTCTTTTTTAAATAAGTTATTCTTCAGACCCTCGAATATCTTGTTGCGATTCTTCAAGACGTCTTTTAGCTGTTGAAAGTTCATCTACGTTCTTTTTAAAACTCGTCCTTTCATCAATCATTTCCTGATGTCTTTTCACTAAGTTTCTCATTCTATCTAGTTTCTCATTATACCGTTGCTGTCTTGCCATCTTTTCTTCCTCGGTTCCTGGTAGATTGGTTACTACCTTTTCCTGCATTATTTTTAGATGCTTTTCCAGCTTAAGTCTCCTCATCTTCCAGAATCCCAGTTTTGGAACGTATATTTCCAAATGGTTGAATTCATCTTGCATTTTTCTGATCTTAGAGAATAGGAAAATATTAAACTTCCTAATCGTATCCTCAGCGACTTGCAGATTCTGCTCTTGTAAATTCTGGTGTACTTTTTGGTACAGGTCTTTTGGGGACTTTGATATCATATATAACATTATAGGTAAAGACAAAATCAGAGTTCTTATCGAATGGTATTATACGTTCTTTAATCCATCTTGCTCCTCGTTTTTTGTCTAATATTCCTGCTTTGGTTAATTTTGCTACAGAGTTTCTTACTGTTTGTATGCTCTTGAAATACCTTGCTTCAACACAGCGGGTAAAGAAATCTTTGTCATATCCTGATTTATATATCTCTACAGCCACTGAAATATCCGCAGGGGAGAGCACAATGCCCTCCTCTGCAGCTATAGCATAAATATGGAGTCTTAAAGCTTCATACTTATCTTTGAATTTCAAGGTGGTTTTTACGAGATTAATCATTACGCTTTGGATATTGTCTTCTTAGAAACTTTGTCAACGTTGCTCTCTGCAGTCTTTACCTGTTCCTGGGCTGCTTTCAGAGATTCTTGATAGTTAGACCACTGAAGTTCTAACTCCTGCCCCTTGACTGTATTCTGTTTAAGCTGTGCTTCCAGTAGAGCAATCTGACTGCGGATATAGCTCCTTTCAGCGTCAATAACGGCGGCTTTTGCCTGAAAATCGGCTGCTACTAATTCCTGATGGGTCATTCTTATGGTTTTATGTAATTAATATAATAAATTATGTTGATTCTACCAATTAATTTTTAAAATTAATTTGACATTTATTCAAATGTTTGAACACGTTATATAATATTTTAAGCTTTGCCCAGAGCCCCAATTTACTTACTCCATGTATAGTTACATTACATATCTCTATATCTTCTCCCTCGACTTTAATAGCATATTCTTTGTCTGTAAACATCCATGCATTCTCAAAGTCGATATTTACTTTTCCTGTATCTGTTCTTTGTACTAGCATATTTATAAACTTTTTATTTTTATATATTTCTTTAAGGCTTGTGATAGCTCTCTCATTGAGTCTAACGGGATTTTATTGAGTCTTACTTGATAAAGGATCTCATTCATTTCATTTATCAAATTATATTTAACCCATTCATCAAGAGGGTTTTTATCCGTAGGGTTTTTTGCCATCTTCGATTCTTTTTTCTATCAGGTTTCTAAGCATTCTAAGATATCCTTCATCTGTTACCATCAACATATCTCTGGCTTCTTTCTTCCATTGAAGTGGAGGAGTTGCTCCCTCTACGTACTCTATTAATTCATCTCTGTCTCCTCTCATAGCTACTGCTGGTAGAGAAAGTATATCATCTACTATTGATTCTTTATTAGTAGGTTGTGCTGATTCTACCGGACCCATTGGATAAAGTTGCGTATTACGTATTATGTTGTTCATATTCTATTGCGTTTTCTATTCCGAATACTAATGTAAAAAGCAGAAATCCAATTTGTCCCTCACTATAATCAAATGTTTTACAATCGGACAGGGATGTATCTGTACAAGCTTTGTATACTCCTTCAAGATAATTGAATCCAAGTAATACATTAAATCCTGTAAGCACTGTAAGATCTATTCTGACATAAAATTTACCTATCTGAAATAACTTAACTCTCATGTTAATAATTTTCGTTTGTCTTTCTCCTACTATCAGCTATTTTATCTTCTAAATGAACTAAGAGTTTCTGATACTCTTCTGGGTCGTCTCCTATTTGATCTATAATTTTGTCAATTTCCTCCTCTTTATAACCCATAATATCCATAATTGCTCTTAAAAACGAGTATTTCTTCATAGAAATCTTTCTTTTAAATCATTAAAACTTGTAATTCTTTTATATCCAACTTCATAACGTCTGTTCCATGGAGAATCCCATAAAAATGTACATATACCTGCTTTATTTAGCTCAACAAAGTTTTCAAATCTATCATCAATGAACCATTCGATACCTGCTTTTTTAGCTACCTCTACTTTTGATTGACCAAGATGTACAGTATATACTGGGACGGTGGGAAATCCGTTTTTCTGTAGCCATTTCTTAGTAAGCTCTGTAGAAATTGACCTGGATGTTATATAACAGTGGGGTTCGAACGGAATATCACTGGCTTTAACCTTAGGTTCGAGATTAAGATAGAAGCTTTCTATATCTTCTTTATCAACGTCATTGAATCTGGACCACTCTGATGTAAGATAATCAAAATGCCAGCTCTCTGGATCGGGGAGATTGTGTCTATTGCACCATCCGCCTACAAAATCACACAATACTTCATCTATATCAAGTCCTATTTTTGGAAACTTTAAATATTTGTGTTGACGGTCGTCTCCTTGTGGGTATCTCTTATAGTAATGACTAAGAAAATGTGAATTACATTGAAGATGATCTATATGAAGCTCTCCTGTTTCAGGATCATAGTCCTCTCCTGCTTCTATTGCTGCCAGATGTCTCTTAGATGAGGCTATAACTGTGCTCCAAGACATTCCGTTTTCCCAGTTTCTTTCTGCATATTTACGGGCTCCCTTAGTCAAGACTCGTACGAGCCCTTCTATTGCAATAGGACTAAGAAGATCATATCTTAATTTACCTTCATTATATCTAAGACCTTTATGTTCAGGCATTTTAGGTTCTAGTTGTTGAAATGCTTCTTTTATTAAACTCTTAATCTGAGAATCGTTTCCTCCAAATGCTTCGTTTACCTCATCTATAACAGAAATCGGAGACTTTCCTATACCTTTTGTTGTAGTTGTTGTCAGTGGTTGACCTTTAAATTCTGATGCTTTGTACATTTTTTTGGTTTTAAATGCAAATATACGAAGAATATTTTAATTTACCAAATTAATTTATCTTATTTTTATCTTTTTAGAGTCTAAAGAATCATAAAGATCTTCAAGAAGCTTTTTACTCATTTGATATTGAGACGTCCAGCCATTTTTCTTATTAACATCAGAAACTCTGGCAGCTAAATCACTATATCGTTTGATTAAATCCTTCTTACTCAGATACCGATAATGATAAAGTTTGGGATTTATAGGCGCTTGGAGAGATAAAGTTTTGATAAAAGCTACATGAGCACCCGGTTCATAGTTTATTTCTTTAGTATCTCCTCTAAAAACACATATCTTATCGTACATAACGTCTCTTACTCCATATTTTGTGGTCACGGGACCTATCATATCCCATCCTTCTGATTTAAAATATCCGTATTTAGAATATTTTTCAATAGTATGCTCATCTATATCTACCCATTCATCTACATCACACACAATTATCCAGTCTGCGGTTGAAGTTTTCCATATATTATTCTTAAATTCACGCAGTATATCATCTCTAACCTCCTGGCAGGTTTGTATAGATTCTACTTTACATCCTAATTCTTTGGCTATTAATGCTGTGTTATCGGTACTCTCATTATCATACACGTTAATGTTGATACTTGGAAACCTTTGTTGATAATGTTTTATCATATGTTCAATGAGAGCTTCCTCATTGTAAGCCATTGTATATAAATCAACTTGCATTTAGTCTGTTTAAAAAGTCATTAGGTGATATTAGATTTAGTATAACCTTTCTGTTTTTGTCAAATTCTTCCCATTTTTCTGGAGCGGAGGACCATGGGGTAGGAAGAATCTCCTTTGGTTTCTCTGTAGTATCTATAACTCCTACTCCCCAATCTGTATCAATTACATAAGCCCACGGTGCAACCAATGATCTGAGTTTAATCCACGCTTTGTAGACATCTCCGTTCCACTCAGCCATATCTGAAGTATATTCAGGACGAGCATGTTTCTCAGTGGGAGGATTACAGTCGTGTAAGAGAATCACACCTCCTTGATTTAGAATATCAAAGGAGTTCATGACATCCCTATAAACTTGTTCTGCTTCATGAAGTCCGTCTATAAACACTATATCAAAGGCATAATTAGGACGAGAGTTAAAGAAATCATCACTGGTTACTTTCAAAAGAATCTCTCCATTTTTAGGATCGTACATAGGAGCAGGATCTACTCCTACTTTGACAGGAGCTTTAATTCTGCTAAAGTTCTCACCTACGAATATTCCTATTTCCAAATAATTAGAATACCCTCTTTTTCTTATGAACTCATTTATTATGTCTGTTCTTGTCATTTTAAATCTCCTTTTTGAGAACAATACATTTCTTATAATTAAAAACATATGTTACTAATCCTGCGTTCTTAAGAAAGTGGTCAAGCTCCTCACACCATATATCTATTATTAATTTATCATCCTCATATTTGATACCTCCGTAACTGTTAAAATTAATAGTACCCAGTGAGCTTAGCTGTTTACATACGGTTTGAAATCTCTCTCTGTCGGGTACTATTATATCGTAATCTTTTGGTATCTTATCTTCTATTAAATTTCCTATCGCCGATCCTACTAACCATCCTTCTGAAACTAAAAGAACAGATTTGATAAGATCTGGTAGCTTGTGATAGAATTTTGTCATAACACTCCCTCTTGTCTTGTTCCGTTTTTAGAATGAAGATGATCGCAATGTATATCATGATCGTTCCACAGAGAGTACTGTTGTCCGGCATCATAAGACCACCAAGCATCCGGAAAGGCATCTAAGTTATCAGAACTCCACCTAAAGGGATACTTTTCAACAGCTTCTCTTTTATACACTGTGCATCCACTAAGAGTATGATGGGTTGGTTGCAATCCTTTCTTTTCATAATCATGAAATCCTGAATAATACAATGCTCCTATCGCTCCCCACGGTTTTTCTACTTTAGGAATGCTGTTTCTTCGAATTGTTTCATCCTCAAACCAATCATACGTTCTGGTTCTATATCCGGTTTCCAAGGTTTCTATATCTTCGTCTAACAAATCTAGTAAATCATAGG